AAAGGGTATTATTTTTGTGTAAGAGGGGAGAAGATTTTGAAGAGAAGAATCCGGAAGTAATAGATAATACAAAAAGATTTAGGGATATAAGGGATTCAGAAAAAGAGATACCAGTATTTTTATCGGAAAAAACAATGGACAGGTTAAAAAGAACAAAGGGAGAGAAAGGATTTGAATTGATAGGAGGTTATGATCGAGTTAATACATTAACAACAGGAGTATCAAGTAGTGGGAGGAATATGCTTATTGTGGTTGATAATAAGAAAGGAGAAGAAGAAAGGTTACGAAGAGTAAAGTGCATTGAAGCGGAAAGACTTCAGGGATTCCCGGATAATTGGACATTAGGAGAGAGGACAGCAGACAGGTGGTTCGCGTTAGGAAATGCTGTTAACTGTTATGTTAGTGATTATTTATTCAATGTATATCTAAAAGGACTATGGTGGTAATATAAGATTATGGAAATAGAAGAAAAAAAGACAAAAGAAGAGATATTGACAGAAAATCAAGAAAATGTTGAAGGATTATTTTTTATGCTTGAAAATGAAGAAAATGACACACAATGCAACGAAAAAGAAACAGAAGCGCAGGAAAGAACAAAAATAAATAAAAAATTATTTCTTGAAAATTATGAATTTGGAAGAGGGGTAATTTCAATTATTTGTGATAAGATTGGAATTGATAGAGTTACATATTATAGATGGAAAGAAAGTGATCCTGAATTTGTTAAAGCATTAGATAGATTAAAACTTACTCTTAATGATGAAGTAGAGGATATATTAATGAGTTTAATAAAAGTAAAAAGAGATCCTTCTTGTGTAAAATATTGGCTTGATAGAAGAGATCCAAGATATAGGCCTAAGCAGGAATTAGGAGGACTGAATGGAGAGCCATTACCGCCGATTAAAGTAGAGATTATATCTCCAAAAAATGGAAATACTAACACAACAGAAAACAATACAGGCGACAGTAGTCTTTCAAAAGAACCAGGAAAGTCGGAAGAGAATAAAGGCGAATGAAGGAGGGACTAGAAGTTCAAAGACATTTTCAATAGCGCAACTAATCGCTATATTAGCTGCTAATGAAACTGAACCGTGTGTATATTCAATTTGTAGAAAGACATTTCCCGCATTAAAGGCAACAGCAATGAGGGATTTTTTTAATATTATTAAGGTATGGGGTTGGTATAGAGAAAATAATCACAATAAATCTGATCATATATATAGATTAAATAATACAGAAATAGAATTCTTTTCTTTGGATGAACCTGAAAAAGTAAGAGGAAGAAAAAGAAAAATACTTTGGGTTAATGAAGCGAATGAATTGGATTATGAAGATTGGAGACAATTATTATTTAGGACTTCTGGGGATATTTATATGGACTACAATCCTTCTGATGAATTCTCTTGGATATATGATAATGTTTTAACGAGAGATGATTGTGAATTAATTAGATCAACATATTTGGATAATCCGTTCCTGGAAGAAACAATCGTGGAAGAGATTGAAAGATTAAAAGGAACCGATGATAATTATTGGAAGATTTATGGATTAGGATTAAGAGGTGTTTCAGCGGCTAAGATATATTCACACTGGACTTTATGTGATGACATACCGCAAGGAAGTGAAAGAATATTTGGACTAGACTTCGGTTTTAATAATCCGACATGTTTGGTAGAAGTAGGAATTAAAGATGATAATATATATGCAAGAGAGAGATTGTATAAAAGTGGAATGACTAATGGAGATTTGATTAAGTGGTTGAAGAAGAAGCACATGGAAGATAAAATTATATTTGCTGATTCAGCTGAACCGGACAGAATAAAAGAAATTGAAGAGGCTGGGTTTACAATATATCCGGCAGATAAAGCTGTGTTAATGGGAATTGATTCAATTAAAAAAAGAAAATTCAATATTACAAAGGATTCAGTTAACGGACAGAAAGAAGCAAAGAGTTATTCTTGGAAGGTTGGAAGGGATGGAAAAAGAATTGATGAGCCAGTTAAGCACAATGATCACTTTATGGATGCTGTTAGATATGCAGTTTATAGTTACTTTAATTCGTTTGGAGTTGGAGCAGGATGGTTATAGTTGTTGACAAAATAAAAATATGATATACTAAAATAAAAAGAAATGAATTTCTTACAAAAATTATTTTACAAACCAAAAGAAAAGTCAATTAATTTTTCAGGGGGGATATCAGTGCTTCAGAAATTAGTATCTCCTGATTTAGGAACTACTCAGTTAATGGAAAGATACAGAAAGTCTCTGTATGTTTTTGCATGTATCAGCAAAATAGCAGAAAAGGTTGGAAGTATAGATATTAATCTTTATAAAATATCTAATTCGAAAGGAGATGTGCAAGAAATAAAAACAAAGCCAGCGCTTGATTTAATTTATAGGCCAAACAAAATACAAACAAAAGCAGAGTTCTTGGCCATGACTATTATAAACAAAAAAACTGCCGGAGATGCTTTTTGGTATAAAGTAAGAAACAATAGAGGGATGCCAGTTGAGTTATGGAATTTAAGGCCAGATTTAATGACGATAATAACTGATCCTGTTGAAGTGGTATCAGGATATAAATTTAGAAAAGCAGATGGATCTGAAATATTATTTCCACCTGAAGACATTATTCATTTCAAAGATTACCCAGATCCATTAAATCAATATTCTGGGATTTCTGCTTTAATGCCAGCATCGATTAGGGTGCAAACAGAAGAGTATGCAACTAAATATCAAAGAGATTTCTTCTTGAATAGTGCAAGACCAGATGCAGTTCTAAAATCTCCAAAGAGATTGCTTAAAAATCAAAAAGCAGAATTAAGAAAAGGATGGAATTCAAGGCATCGAGGAGTAGGTAATACTTCAAAGATAGGATTACTTGAAGGAGGAATTGAATATCAATTAATTTCTTTGAATCAGAAGGATATGGATTACGTCGAAGGAACTAAAATGACCAGGGACGATATTTTAGTGGCTTTCAGAATGACAAAGACAGTTCTTGGTATAACTGATGATGTTAATAGGGCCAATGCTGAAACAGCGATGGCAGTATTCTTATCAGAAGTGATCGTTCCTGAAATAAAGGGATTGGTTGAAAAAATAAACGAAGAGATGGCTTATATTGATTATGGAGAAAATATATTCTATGGATTTAATGAGCCAAATTTAGAAGACAAAGAGTTTAGATTAAAAGAAGATACTGAATTAGTTAAAGCTAATATTTTATTACCGAATGAAGTTAGAGAAGCAAGAGGTAAAGTTCCAATGACAGGGGGATGGAGTTTTTATTTGCCAATTATGCAAGCGGCCGCAGGAGGTTTATCGGCCAGTGAAAGAGCAAAGATGATTAAAATAATCGAAAAGGATAGTAAGACAAATGAAGCATTAATTGAGAAATCAAAGTTACCAGCCAAGTTCGAATTTAAGGGTAGATTCTTGTTTCAGCAAAAGATGAAAATATGTGAGCATATTGCAAACCAGAAAATAGGATATAAAGAAAAAGGAATGAAAAGGAAAGGAGGAATTTCTATGATTCAAGATGAAAAAATCAAAGAGATGTATGCTGATATGATTAACAAGAAGATTGATATTAAAGCAGAAAAATTAAGTCCAGCGATGAGTTTGTTTGCAATGAAACAAAAAGCAAGAGTTGTTGCTGAATTAATGAAACAAAAGAAATCTATAAAAAATAAATTTAAGATATCAACAATATTCAAAGAAAAGGAAGAGATAGCATTAACAATAGATTTTATTATTCCTTACATAGAAGAATTTTTGAAGGAAGCAGGAAAAGAATCATTATTATCTATCGCCCCGCAGGAAGTATTCTCATTTGATAGTGCCAGGATACAGAAGTTTATAGATGATAGATCTAAAATGTTTGCTAATTCAGTTACACAGACAACATTAGAGGGAGTTGAAAAAACTTTGGCCGAAGGAATTGCTGAAGGAGAATCAACAGCCGATTTAATTAAAAGAGTTGAAGAAGTTTATGATGACTTTCCATCTTATAGAAGTAATCTTATTGCCAGGACAGAAGCGACAGCTGCAAACAATGAAGGAATACTTGAAAGCTTTAGACAGTCAGAAGTAGTCAATGCTAAAGAATGGATTACTGCCGGAGATGATAAGGTTAGACCAGAGCACGCTGCTTTAGATGGAGAGATTGTTTTGAATGACGAAAACTTTAGCAATGGATTGCCTTATCCTGAAGAACCTAATTGCAGGTGTGTTCTTGGGGGTGCATTTGTAGAAGAATAACTATTGCAAATATAAATAATGTGATATAATGAAAAAAATAAAAAAAATTCAGGAGTTGTTAGAAAAAGAATCAGAGAGAATTAAAAAATCAAAGAAGGGAAAAATAGAAATTAACTTTAGCGATTCTCATGTATCTATTTCTATAACAACCTTCGAGGATGCAAAAATAGAATAAAAAACGTAACGTCATAATAGGCGGCGGAAAAAATCAGCAATGATTTTCCGTCGTTTTTTTCTAAATAAAATGAAATACAAACAACTATACTTAAAATCAATAACAGATGCTAAACCGGGAGATGATGAGAATTATATAATAAGGGGAGTTTTTTCAACCGGAACAGAAGATAGACAGGGAGATGTCGTTGTTCAAATGGGTTGGGATGTAAAAGAGTTTTTATTGAATCCAGTTGTTTTGTTTGCACATGATCATTGGCAACCTGCTGTTGGAAAAATAATTGAATTAGGATTAAACGAAGAAGGAAATTTAGCTGGAGCAATTCAATTTGCGGCCGCTGAATATGATTTCGCGATGGTCTTATACAAATTATACAAAGGTAAATACATGAGTGCTTTCTCAGCTGGATTTGACAGCAAGAATGTTACTTATGATGATGAGAATGATAGGCAAATTTTAACAGAGAATATTTTATACGAAATGTCATGCGTTAACGTTCCGGCCAATGCTTATGCATTAGCAAAAGCAGCAGGAATAGAAACTTCTCCATTGGTAGCATTTCAAACAAAGCAATTATCTTTAAGAAAAGCTTATCATGCAAAAAGTCCATCATGTAAATTAGATGAAGAAAACGAAAGTGAATGTGTATCAAGGAAAGCGAAAGAATTAGAAGTTGAAGGATACGAAAAAGAACAGGCATCAGCGATTGCTCATAGTATTTGTTCAAATGAGTGTTCAAACAAGAAAAAAGAAACAGCAAATGAAATCAGAAGTAGATTAGATAATATAGAAAAAGCAATTAAGGCGATAGGGGCTTACAAGACCCTGACTGCCATAAAAAAGAATGGTCGACAACCTTCTAAAAAAGGTAAAATCTTGGTTAAAAGTCTTAATAAAGCAATTAGATCTTTATTAAGCGAAAAGAGAAAATTAAAATAAATAAAAAATGAGTAAAAAATTAAAAGCAGCATTGGCCAAGGATGAAAAGGACTTAACAGCTGAAGAAAAGATTTTGATTCAGAAGTCTATTGATCAATTGGACAAAGCTCAAAAAACAAAGTTCGCAAAAACTATCGATGAATCTGAAGAAGACGAGGAAGATGAAGAAGAGGGTGAAGATGGTGAAGAGGAAGATGAAGACGAGGAAGACGAAG